ATAGATTTTTTGAAAAAAAGAAGTGCCACGTGCCACGCGCCCTCCTCATCTCCCGGATCGAAAAGGGGAAAAGGGCGTGGCACATTGCCCGTGGCACGTTGAAAACGATGTGCCACGGGGAAGAAGTGCCACGGAAGAAAGTGCCACGTGGCTGACGTTAGAACACGGTTTCGGCATCCGATTGGTCCTTGGTTCTGTTGACGGCTTCAGGCCCAGACGCGTTACCGCCGACGCCGCGTTTACTCTGAGCGTGGTCGCTTGATTGGCGCTGCCAAAACCGCAAGCCGGCCTCAGTGAGGGCGATGCCGGCGACGAAACGATTGCCGGGATGCTTTTTAATATCGCTGGTCCATGGGCAGGCGGCTTTGATTTTTGGCATCAGCCAGCGAGCCCCGAGCAAGCGCACATCGTCGCCCATCTCTTCGCGCCACCATCCCTGGAAGGCGCACAACAGGTCCGTGCGATGGATCATGGTGGTATCGGAGCGTGTCAGCATGCTGCGGGCAAACTCCGAGACGCCATTGCTCTCGTCCTTGAAATCTTGGATTGCTGCGGCGACGTGCGCGGGGATATCGAATTGCCCTCGCTCGAGCAGGCGCACGAGGCCGTCGAGAGCCCAGTTGAGGATGCCGGGGCCTTCTTGTTCAAAAAGCCAGTCGGCGAGATTCATGCCGGGTGGGACGCCGGCGAGCTTGCGAAACGCGACGGCCTGGCCCTCCTCGAAGACGTGTGTGAGTTCCAGGACCAAGCAGCGATTAAAGATGGCATCTGAGCTATCGCGTGCGGTCGGCAGCATGTTGGCGGTAAGCAGGACAGGGATATTCAAGCGAAGCGTAACGGCGCTGCGGTTTTTCCGCTCGATGTCGATCGCCTCGCCGGTCACGACGGTCTTGAAACGTTCGGGGTCGAGGCGGTCGCCTTCGTTGATCGCGTCGTCGCGTATCCAGCCCTGCGCGTCGATGAAGCAAGCAAGGCCGAAGCGCTCGCCGATCTCGCTGACGGCTGGAGCGGCGACCGTTCCGCCGATTAGGCGGCGTACGACGCGCGCGAGCTCGGTCTTGCCGACGCGAGATGGCCCGACCAGCAAGAGGGCGCGGCGTTGCTCGCGGTTAAGCTTACGTGGCGCCAGGCAGAGGCCAAAAAACTCCTGCAGGATGGCGATCGATTGGCTGCGCGTTTCCTCGTCGCAGTCCTGGAATAGCGAGGCGAGGAAGCCGGCGAACATTGGTGCCGTCGCGCCCGGCTCGAATGCCACCGCGAGCTTGCGGCGCAAGTAATAATCAGGGCGCCAGTCGCCGAGCTTGCAGATGACGAGGTTGAGCGTCCCATTTTCTACGGCGATATGATCGGGCGAATTGTCCCAGTCGACGTTCGCGCGATGGAGGTCGGGGTGTTCGGTCAGTCGGCGCCAGGCGCTGTTGAGCAACGCGATCCTCGGTGATTGGCCGAGTGTTTGTGCGCCTTCCTGGATCAGTACTTTGAGGCTTTGGACGTCGCCGCCGTCGGCCATCCGCCAAACGCCTTCTTGATACAACCAAAGGTCGCCGCCGGTGAGAAGAATCTCGCGCCCTTGCTGGCGTACGCTTTCGATCACACCATCTGCCATCGCGGTGATCATGTCATGGGAGCTGGCGCGGCTGCGCGTCTTCGCCCTGGCTTTCGATTTTGCCTTGGGCTCGGCCTCGGCCTTGTTGTCCCGGGTCTCCTCCGCAGTTTTGCCAGTGTCGGTTGACGCGGGCGGATGCTTGGCGAGCCATGTGTCGCACATGCGGCGAATCGCGTGTTCCTCGCGTTGCCAATTCCAGTGTTGACCGAATGGTCCGGCGGCTGCGCGCGTAGCGTCGAGCAAGACGGCGACAACATCCTCGAGCGGCGTTCCACGGCTAAGCAGCGCGGCACTGACCGACACCTGTGTCGTGTGGATGCCAGTTTCGCCGGCGCCCTGGTAGCGCATGGCGGCAAGACGCTGCTCGACGTCGATAGGTGGCGTAAAGCCGAGGCGCTGTGCGGCGGCGAGAAACGGATTGATGTCGTCGTCAACGTCATCCCGGCCGTTGGTTTTGGTCTTGCGCCGAATGATTGGCGAGACGATCGTGAGCCACTCGTTGAGTTGGTACAGTTCATAGCGAGGGCCGTTTTGGACGAGAGTTTTCACCTCGAGCCACGCGCCATTTTTGGAGTTGTGCGAGCCGGGCAGCCGCATAAGGCGAGCCGCTTCACAGACGGCAAGATCGCCGCCGAGATGGTCGGCGAGCAGGCGCAGCAGCACCTCGAGCTCGGCGATGTTCTCGGACGTGGCCGGCAGCGCTTCGCGCAATAACCAATAGGCGTGCAGACCGTGGCCCGATGCGACGACTGTAGTCGGTGGTAGCATGACTTGCGCAAGTTTTTGCTCGATCTCTTCGGGTGTGTCATCGACCGATTTGAAATCGATGTCGGTATGTAGGCCGTTAAGCTCGGCGAGCGTTTCCTTGGCGCGGCGCGTCACGCCGGGCTTGATGGTGCTGACGCAAAAGTAGAGGGCGCGGTTGCGCTGATCCCACTTGCGCACGAAGCGCGCGACGTCTTGTCCGTCGCGGGTCGTGACGTGGCGCTCACTGGCGTGGCCGTTACCCGCGTCCGGATTCGGTAGGGATGAAAGATAGACGTTCGATTCCGTCGAGACGCCGAACATTTGACGGAGAAAATTGCTCGCGATGTCAGGCGTCTCGACCATTGCCAGCTCCATCGATTCAGAACCTTGTCTCGGCCGTTGATTTCGAAGTCTTCTTGGGCTTCGCTGTTGCTGCCGGCGATGACTCGGACAAAGCGGCAGCCGGCGAGTCATTGCCGCTGCCGCCGTCATTTCCTTCTTCGAGCAGCTCGAGGAAGCGTTTTTTCTCGATCCAATCGACCACGCGGAAGATCGGATACTTGATGCGGCCATAGGCGCGGTTGCTGTGCTGATAGCTGCCGACGTCGAGCTCGATCACCGGATACTTGTCCGGCTGCTGGCGCATCGCCTTGCCGAACGCCTTGGACAGCTCACCCATGGCGTTGAGCCCACCGCGTGACGCGGTTGTGAAAGTGAAGAGCTCGTCATCGTCGACAGCGACCAGAACGAGATAGTTAGAGAATTGCCACGGGTCGCGACGGGCACCATTGTCGTCGATTTCCCATTGGTCTTCGTCGAAGTCGCCGAGCTCAGCGCGGCGCGGCGGTTGGAAGCCATCGGCGATCGCCCCCATGCGTTGCTCACTCGGGCGGTTGCCCTGCCAGCGAATCCAGCCGGCGTGCAAGCTGTCCATCACCGCGACGAAGCGCGTGCCGATTGGCACATCGTCGTCGTTGGTGCCGGCGGTGTAGTCGCCCTTGGTGAACCTCAACAGCTTGCCAACGATCGAACGCGCCGCCATGGCATTGCCGTAAGCTTCCCAGGGGTTGGGCGTGGGTTTTGTCAGTTCATTGCTCATCTGTACCAATCTCCTTCTTCAGGTTGCAGGTCAGGCTGCCGCTGATGCGGAAGCCCGGATCGTGATCGTGAGCCTGTCTGTTGGTTCGCCCACGGTCTCGAATTGAGCGAGGTCGATGCCGGCCTTACTGGCAGCCTCGCGGATAGCTTTCATGTCGTAGGATGTGCGCCCCTTGAGTGGCGCCCAGGTGATTGCGACGCCATCGCTGGCGATCTGGCGCAGCGAATGCTCGCGCAGTCGCTCGCGAATCTCATGCTCGAGCTCGCGGAGCTTGGCGGTGGCGTTCTCGACTTCCTGACGTTGCACCTTGGCAGCGCGCGCACGGTCGATCATCTCGCTGACGAATTGTGCATTAGGGCGCTCGGCGCTTGGCTGTGTCGGCACCAAGTGGCGCAAGCGACCACACGCGGCGCTGAATGCGCAGTGCTCACATTCCTTGCCGCCGGCGATCCATCCTTCGGGCTTGAGCTCGTCGGGTGTGATCGCCGTCATGACTTGCGCCGCGCGCGCTTTCGCGTTGGCGAAGATCCCTGCGTCGAATGCAATCGGAAATTCAATGATATCGTCGAGGAACGAGGCGTTAGCGTAAGAGATGATCGCCCATTGCGGACGATGCGATGTCAGCTCGCGTAGCAGACCCATCTGCACGACGGCTTGATAAACGTGTTCGGGCTTTGGCTCGTCGAGCTTCACACGCGGATCGATGGTCTTGCACTCGAGGACGATGCTGCCGTCGCCACCGATGTCGGAGACGCCGAGATGCGCGAGCGCGTCGGGCGGCATGTCGACGAGCACGGCGTCGGGTGTGGCCGACAGGAACCCGGAAACGAGCGTTCGCTGATCGTCGCCGCCGTAGAGCAGGCGATCGCCGAAGCGGGCGCGCAACGCGGGCAGCCAAAAATTATTCTCGAACAGCTTGCCGCGCAATGTCGCGCCCCAGCTATCGGCATAGTCGGCATCAGGGTTGACGCCATAAGTCGCGTCGCCCTCGTTCTTCGCGAAATACACCTTGCGCGCGCACTGGCCGATTTCGGAGGCGCCGACGCTGTTCGCGCGGTCGTTGAAAATGCGGCGCGTCGCTTCGGCGTGTGCTGCGAGCGTTTCGCGGATCATCGGAACAGCTCGCGGATAATGATGAAAGCGGTCGACGGTTGATCGGGCAGCGGGTCGTCGATCTCGACGAGGCCGTTTCGTTTGCGCAACCTGGTGATGGCTTCGTTGACGAGCGACAACACCTCGAATCGCGTGTCGGCGGCGGCTCGTTGCCAATCGCCGGTGCGCATGAATCGGACCAACGCATCGGCGTCATCGAGCGTCATTGAT